TTACGTCGGGGAGTCCGACAAAGGGATCCCTGAGAACGTGGCCGCAAGCGGGCAGTCGAGGGTCCAGCTTGTCCCAAGGTCGGTGCCGGCATTCCAACCGGCAGGCAAAGTCATCGCCGAGAAATTGTCGGTTACCGCGTTGCCACGTCCGATTTGAACCGGTCCGAACGGGTAAAACAATTGGCATGCGCTGGACGCATTCCGCAAAGCGCCATTCAAAACGATCTGCAAATGAGTGGCGTCCAGCCGCAGGCAGGAAATCGCTGGAACGATCGTTCCGTCATTGCCGGGGGTGCCACCATCCATAACGGCAAAGCCTATACCGGTGGCGGCTTGCAAGGGCACCTTCAGATCGTTTCCGGCGTCAGGGACGATGGTGATAATCAGTGTCGTACCGGACTGTCGATACACATGTCCGATCGAAGGGCCACCGGCATGCGGCAGGGCGGCGGGCACAGCGGATATCGAATCGCCATGGTTGCCGGCCAGCAGTGTTCGCGCAACGACAGGGGCGGCCAGCATCGCAAATCGCTGGTTGTCGGCGCTGTCCCGGTGCGAGGCGTCTCCACCCGTCGCTATACCCGTCGCCGGGTTCCATGATGACCCTCGCGGGTTGCTGTCACTGGTTTGAGGATTGCCGATGACGACATTTGCCGTTGGGTTCGATGCCAGGCTTTGAACAGCCTGGCGATGCATGGTGATTCCATTGGCCGATCCGTACGGTATCGCGTTCCACCAAACCAACGGGATTTTGTTGGTAGTATCACCGAGTATCGCGCGCAGCAGTGACAAGAAGCGAAGGGCGGCGGCTTGAAAAGTGTGGCCTTCACTATATTGACGCAGGCTGTCGGTTTCGTTCCATGGCCAGATAATCGCAGAGATATCGGATATGTCCTCGGCGGGAAGGGCGGCCACCGCCTGCTGCACAGCCTGCCCGTCGGCGCCTAACGACCAACCTGTGGGACTCGAGCCGTCTCCGGGGTCCTGGACGAAGCTGCCGGGATAGTTTGCGCCTGCAACCGCGTAGATTCCGTTGCCGCTTTCCATCGTAAAGCTTGTTGCGTTTCCAGTGGTAGCCAGCACGTTATAAGCCAGGGCGCCCAAATGCCAGGCCACACCCCGCGCCAACAGGAGCGCCGCGCCGTCATTCATCGAATAGTTGATGGCATTCGATTGGCCGTTGAAGATGAAATATAGTCCCTTGCGTGCTCCGCGAACCCAGCGCCCGGCATAGGTTGTGACCGACGCGACATCCTGGTCAGACAATGTCCGGTTCCACAACGCGGCCTCATGCAGCCAGCACTGGGCCGCGCCTTGCGACATTCCATCGTGCAGCAGAATGACGGGTCCCGAAATGGTTCCCGGAGTCCAGGGTACCGACTGGGCAACGCGAACGCTATCGAGCCATAGGTCTACGCCGGTTATAGGTGAATAACGAATGATGATGGAATGCGTATGCCGCCGGGCCATGGTCGCATTGACAATGACCTGAGAGGCGCCCGGAAACAGAACCAGCCGGTTGGCGCCCCCTTGACTGTCCACTTGCAGAATTGCTCGGGAGCCGATCGTCAGCAGCGTGATTGGATTGGCATCGACGCTGGTGCCTTGCCTCCAATTTGGTCGTGACCACACCAGAAACCACGTCCAGCTTGCCGCGGCGCTCGGTGTCGAGCCGGGCAATTGCCATCCGCCGTTCGGATCCAGCGCCGGCTGAAGTAAGCCGGCGGTTCCGACCGGGTACCCGGCGCCCCCCAGCATTCCCGACAGATGCGGTGTGCCCTGAGGAAAATCCGAATCTGTCACGCTGTAAAACGGCAGAAGATTGCCGCCGTTGCCTGACAGATCGATCAGGGCGCTGCCGGGTGAATTCCAGACGGTATTGGGGGTATTCGTGGGGCCCAGAATGCCACTTGGGGTACTGGAATCCCACCACCCCGCGGTCCCGGACACCGTCGCGACCAATGTTGCTGCCGCCCCTGCCGAGGCGGTCATCAGCGGGGCGTAAAGGGCCAGCCGATTGCCGCCGACATCCATGGCTTGACCGGGGCCGACGAATACGAGGCTCATGATCTATTGCACCGTGAAAGGACTTGGACTGACCGTTGGCGCGGTGCCGTCAAGGCCCTCGGCCCAGACATACCAGGTTCCGGCCGTCGCTGGTGTCGTCACATATGCGCCCCACAGGTCGGTATTGACCGCCAATGCCGCGGTCCAGCTTGTTGGCGGTGTCGTGGCGGACGGGGAAAACCCGAACTGCACCGGCGACGACGCGGGCGCCACATGGGCATTGACGCCAATCGCTCCGCTGTCGTGCGTGTAGGTTCCGCTGGGGGTTACGTTCCAGGTGATCGAACTCACCGATTGCGACGCGCTCTGCGTGGTGGCAGTGACCGTCACGGACGCTGGACCCAGCCCGGTGGTGTTTATCCCGATGACCGAGAAATCGTACCCTGTCGCTGCCTGCAGGCCTGAAATGACCTCTGCGGTGCCGGTGATGCCAGTGATTTGCGTCCAGCTTGTCGTGCCAGTTACGCGGTATTGAGCGGTAAAGCTCGTGGCGGCCGTGGTCCCGGTTTGGGCAGACCATGTGAGGTGAACGGCGGTGCTTGAGGTCGCGGTGGCGGTAAGCCCGGTGACCTGTGAGGGAGCCGTTGACGCTACGCTGGACGTCACGACAGTCAGGACGGTGGACGCCGCGCCGAGACCGCCCGCGTTCTGCGCTGTCACTTCGATATCGTAGCTCGTGGACGGCAGCAGAGCAATGATCTGATAGGTCGTTGCGGCCACAACCGAGGCACTGTTGGTCCAGGATGTCGATCCGGTCTGCCGGAACTGGACGAAGTAGGACGATACAGCGCCGCCGCTCGATGGTGCCTGCCAGGTGACCGTGGTTGTCGTGGATGTCGTGCCCGAACCAGACAGCCCGGTGACCTGCCCGGGGGGCGCGATAACCGATGCGGTTCCCGGCATCGCCGCGAATGCGATCGTGCCCCCGGACCAGGTGACGCAAGACAGCGTTGCGAATTGCCACGGTGCGAGCGTGTAGCTGCCACTGGAAGTTACGAAGCCGGAGCTCAGGGTGATATTACCGGAACTGGCGTTAATAATCGAGCAGCCAAAGCCGCTGCCCATGTTATTGGTCAGAGCCGTCAACGTGACCGGCTGACTGCAAATCAGCGTCCGTCCATTATGGACAGTGGTGTCCAGGGTCGTATTGGTTGTTATTTCAACGATCGGTTCTTTATAGGTTGGTATTTTGGCGGCTATCCACACCCATATCGCGCCGAACGTCTGGCTGGTCATGACGTTGCTGCCCTGGGCAGTCCAGATCGTGTCCGCATCACCCGCCGGCCTCGCGGCCTGTGCCTGGTCGATGGTCACGCCGCCGAGAAGGTTGCTGTAGGCAATGGCGTTGGTGGTGCCGGCGTGGCTGACGGGGACCAGGTCCTGCGCGGTCAAGGACGAAATGACCTGCAAAGACCCTATGGCACTTCCCGACAGGGTAAGGCCACTGCCGGCAATCGATCCTGTCGCGGATATTACGCCATTGCCATCGATGGCGACATTCGAACCGGCTGAGAATAAGCCGCGTAGCGCCGATGCCTGCATCAGCATCGGGCTGCCATTGTTGGAGATCACCAAATCGGAGCCTGGAACCAGACCCGTCGTCAGCGGGAATGTCGCATGATCCAGGCCGTTGGCAGCCAGGGTCCCGGTGGAGAGGGCCATTCCCAAACCGACCTGAACAGGTTCCGGACCGCCTGAACCTACACTCGTCCTGCCAAGCAGAGACGGAGATGCCACGATAATGGCGGGCTGCATCGAGGCGAGCAGAGCGCCAACCGATGTCGCCCGGGCGGTGCCAGCCTGACTGATGGGCATTTCATCGGCCGCGGATACCGCAGTCGCCGTTGGTAGCTGGGAAATTGTTGGCATTTATGCTCTCAACTAAGAAATGGCAACTACGCTGCGACGACTGAGCCGCCACATGAAGAAATCCAATGCTGGCCGTCGAAAAATACTTCGACCCCGGTTCCCGATCCGGATGCCTCGCCGGGTTTTCTGCCGTTTGAAGCGAAAGCTTTTGCGCCCGCAACGACTCCGGTTGGGAGTGCGGCTACCGCATACGACGGCAAGACGATTGGTCCCAAAAACGTCGGTGAAACAATGTTTGTCCAGAAAATCTCGTGCCAGAATGTGCCGCTGTCCGAAATGATATGGTAGCGGTCATTGGCATGGAGGGTAACCGTACCAGTCTCGATTGCATCACCTGCGTGCGGGACAATGTGAACGGTGCATGTGCCGATAACGGAAAAAGTAAATCCGGTCCCGACGGTCACCGAATTGACGGGAGGCAATGTGATGGTAAAGGTGGATGAACCGGCCAGGAAGATGATCTGCCCCGAAATATAATTCGGAATGGTCACGGAGCTTGAATAGACCTGACCCCATCCGACCGATATGCCCTTTCCGACGGGATAGGACAGTGACCCCTGGTGCCACCACAGGGCGTTTGAAGCGCCGTCATACGCTAATCTGTTGCTGTTGGTGCCCTCAAAGGCAATGGCCTGGCCCGCTGACATCCTGATAACGGGGGCGTTGTTGATCGCCTGGGCGTAGGTAGAGTCAAGAACCGCGGTCGAAAAAGGGACGCCTATGCCAAACACCGTCTTCGCGCTGCCCGTGGACCCTCCTGCGAGATAGACGCCGATGATATTGGCGACTTCGACAGGGGGGCCGGACTGATTGTGCTGGCCGATGACAAGACTTTGAATGGTTCGGCAATTCGCGTCATCCAACCCATTGCCGAACCAGTCCATTTCCATCGTGAGCGAAGCGTTGGTAACACTGGACGGCTGCCCGGTGGTGTCGCGGTATTCGATGCAGGCGCCCCAGAGCTGCGGCTGCGGCAGAAACTGACCGTTCGATCCCGCGGTGGCCGATTGCCGCAGCGTTTGAATATAGCGGCCGACATGTTGCGCCGGGGTGGCCGCGGTGGGGGTTTGTATGCCTGCCCAGATCAGCCGGTCCAGACCTCCCCAAACATAATTGCCGGGGCTGCTGTAGATGATCGTATCGGAGCGGACGTTCGTGATGACGTCCGCATTGGCTCCGCCGCTGTGGTTGACGATGTAGGACGACTGATTGACCGAGAAATCGGTGGGCTGTGAAGCGCCCTGAGATACCGTGAGGCCAGACGGTGTATTGCCGGCCACGAAGCCGGGCAGCACGAAGGGGACCGGACCGCCTCCGGTTGGAATGGCTGCGGCCAGGGGCGTCCCATCGACCAGAGTGGTTCCATCCACGATCCATTTGACGCGCTTGGTCAGCGCGATCCCCCAGGTCCCCGGCTGTTGCACCACGGTGGTTCCATTGGGTACATAAATCGTGGCGCCGGCGGCGGCAGCCTGATAGGCGGCTTTGAAAGCCACTGTATCATCGGTGACCCCATCCAATCGACCATTATAAGGCGGCATCTTGATATTGATGATGCCAACGTTATTGGGGTTGGCATCGACGTATGACTTCGTCGCGGCTTGCAGGGGGGAGGACGGCAAGCCTGCCAGCGTGAGCGCGCCGGTCAAACTGCCTCCGCCCAACGGCAGGGCGGTTGCAATCTGACTATCGACATATTGCTTGGTTGCCGCGTGCGGCGCGGCGGTGGGTGCGGTGGCCAGAGACAGCAATCCGGTGAGAGATCCGCCCGTGTAAGGCAGGGCCGTGGCGACCTGATTGTCCACGTACCGTTTCGTCGCCGCTTGGGTTGGGCTGGTCGGGTCCGCCCCAAGCGAGAGCGCCCCTGTAAGGCTGCCACCCGTTACAGACAACGCGGTAAGTACTTGACTATCGACGTAATTCTTTGTCGCGGCCTGGTCCGTCAGGACCGGATCCGATGCCAGGATAAGCGGCCCCGTGAGTGTGTCGCCGGTTCGGGAAACCCTGATGTCAACGTATTGTTTCGTCGCGGCCTGGGTAGCCGTGACGGGATTGCCCGCAAGTACGACCGCCCCGGAGAATGTTGCACCGGCGGGCGTTATCGCATTGGCGAATTGGGCATCGATATATTGCTTTGTCGCCGCCTGGAACGGCGCGGTTGGGGTGCCAGCTAAATAAAGGGCACCGGTCAACGTGTCTCCGGTTTTGCTGACATGCAGGTCAACATACTGCTTTGTCGCTGCCTGTAATGGCGCGGCGGGATCCGTGGCCAACAGCAGGGCGCCGGTCATCGACGATCCACTTCGGGTTACTGACGCCGCAGCCTGCACGTCCACGTAATTTTTTGTAGCCGCCTGTGATGCGAGGGTAGGGTCGGACGCGAGACTGAGTGTGCCGGTCAGTGAATCGCCAGTTCGCAGCAATCTCTGATCGACGTATTGCTTCGTTGCGGCCTGTGCACTGGCGGTTGGATCGGACGCCAGAAAAAGACTGCCAGACAGCGTTCCGCCGAGTTGCGGCAAGTATCCTGCCACCCGAGTGTCCACATAGCTTTTGGTGGCGGCTTGCAACGCGGTCACGGGGTCCGCGGCAAGAGTGAGAATGCCCGATAATGTATCGCCTGTGCGGGCCAATTTAAGGTCTGCATAGTTTTTGGTCGATGCCTGTAGCGAGGCAGTTGGATCGGCGTTGAGCAGCAAAGGCCCGGAAAGCGTTCCGCCAGCCGTTGCCAATGCATTGGCAACGATCGAATCCGAGTAGGCCTTTGTCGCCGCATCAAGCGGATGCTGAGGCGCACCGGACAGTGTCAGTATGCCCGACAAGGACCCGCCGCTCAGCGGTAGCACAGAGGCCAAACGCTGATCGACGTAAGCTTTGTTCGCGGCCTGCGGAGCACTCACCGGCATCGCGGCCAGTGTGAGGGTGCCGGACATTGTGCCACCGGCCAGCGGCAACATGGTGGCGGCCAGACGGCCCAACGTCTGGGCACTCGATGATCCCGTCGCAGTCACCAACGCTTGCGACAGGTCGATGTTGGAAGCGCTGGAGATTCCGCTCAGGAACTGCCCATAGGTGACGGCCACGCTGGTTCCTGCCTGAGACATCGAAACGAGGTCGCCGGTCGCGGGCACGGTTCCGGAAGGTAAGGCGTTAATCACGAAGGGCGCCGCCGTGGCGGAGAGCGTGGAGCCGCTGAACGTGAGATTCTGGCCGACCGTTACGACGACCGGGGCGCCGATACCCGAACCAACTCCACCCAGCAACGACCCGGCGGGCACCGCCAATTGCGTTTGAACGCCGTTCAATATCTGCGCGCGCGTAATTTTTCTGGCAGTACCGGCTTGGCTGACGATAAATTCGTCAGTATCAGCGGCGGATGTCGCGGGGGAAAGCTCGTCAATCGTGGGCATGAATGTCTTATTCTCCGGTCCCTTTGAACGCACAAAGGGCCTGATCCTGATGATGATTGGCTTTGTTGGACGGCGATTGGGCCGTTATGAACCGGCTGAAAGGACGGGATTGCCGTTCTGATCCGTTAGGACGACACCAGCAGCCGTAATGAGTGCATTGGCCGGAATCAACGGGATGGAAATTTGGATCACGGGCAGCAGGATGGTTCTTTGCAAGGATCGTCCGTTAATGGTCGTTATGCCAATATTCACATTGTATGTCGTACCTGCCTGACCTTCGGAAAGCCAGACTATAACCCGGCTACCGTCCGCGGTCGCACTCTGTAGCGTGAGATCACCGGGTGCCGAGGGCGTGATGCTTACGTTGAGGGTTGCAATCCCATCTCCGTTGTTGCCGACGATCGCGGGCGCGATATCCAGGATGTAATCCAGTATATCGCCAGGGTCCTTGGCCGGCCAGTTCAATGGCGGCAGTGCCATCGCGGCGGCACCGCGCGGTACCGGAATAAAAGAATCGATTGTTACCAGTCTGGCGTTACTTGGTTTCCAGACATGACTGACGGTGACCGACATACAAAATCCAATTCATAGAATATCTTCGTTACCCGGTCTTGGAACCAGCAGCGGCGCGGCGTTGCTGGCTACCAGCGAACGACCACAAGGCCACCGCCTCCGGCCCCACCGTTGAATGCGGTATTACCCGATCCGCCAGTGCCGGCTCCGGCCGCGCCGCCCCCTGGAAAGCTGCCGGTGTTACCGGTGGTTCCGCTGTTTTGCGCGCCGCCGATGGGAGAGGCGCCCCCCATCCCGCCCTGATTGAGGATTCCCGCCTGACCGGCTGAGCCGGCAAAATTGACATCGCCGCCAATGCCGATCCCGGGCGGCGTGGCTCCATTCTCAGGGGCGGACGTGGTTGCCAGATAATTCAGGCTGCCCCCGCTCGCACTCACAATTTGACCGAAGCTGGAGGTGCCGCCCGCTCCGGCAGCGGCCCCGCCAGTTGTTCCGGCCGCCCCGCCGGCACCGACTGTCACCGCGACGGACTGCCCCGGCGCCAGGCCAGTGACCAATTTCCGGGCATAACCACCGCCGGAACCGCCGCCACTGGATAAACCTGGGACGGATGCATAGGTGCCTGCCCCACCGCCCCATATCTCGACTTCGACCTGGGTTACGCCCCCCGGCACGACAAAATTTCCGCTATTGGAAAAACTTTGGACACCGGACGCGAATCCCGGCCGCAGTGCCGGTAACTTCCAGGTCAGAAACGGAGCCGTCGGAATGACGGTGATGTTCGCCGCCGTCACGGCGGTTTGGCCAAACGCCACAGTGACCTGATAAAGCGGAACCCAACCGCTATCCGCAGCCGGTGTTGTTTGAGCGCCGGAATTGCCTGGAACGCCCGGTTTGACCTGTAACTGGACTCGTTGCGTTCGGACGGTGTTTTGAGCGGCGCCCGAGTTGGACGGACCGCTGAGTGATTGCGCAGGATTACTGGCGTTATAGTATGGGAGTACGACCGGGTTAGCATCGGCCTCCTGAAATGTGGCTTCGATCAGATAGTTGACCGACTGTCCCGCACTGGCGGGTGCCGCCAAAGTAAAGCTGGTGGATACGGTGTTGATGCCCATCTTGAGAACAAGATCGGTCGAATCCGCCGGAATCGATCCATAGGCTGTGACATCGATTGGACCCAATTGAGTGATGCTGCCCGGCCCGATCGATATAGTCATTGAGGCCGGGCTGGTGGGCTGACAGCTCAATCCATCGACCGCGGCGTTACCGCCCAGCACCGCCTGAGCCAAGAAGCCAAGGCCAATCATGGCATTTCGATTTATGGACAGTAGGTCCGTATCAAGCGGAATGGCGCTCGGGTAAACGATAGTGCGATCCATGCGGGCTTAGGCCCTTTCTTAAGTTCGGGTTTACTGAATGCGGAGCCAGGCAGTCGCGTTGACTGGAAGCAGGCGGCACAGCGTTGTCTGAATGTCCGGGTCGGTCACATGTCCCGGCAAAATTGCGAGATCGACGAAACCGATTGCCCCCTGCCCGTATCCGCCGTTCGGCGTACCGTAACCGGCTAACCAGGCGACCCCGGGCGTTGGGGGGCGTGTGGCCGTAACGAAAAACTGGAATGGCAGGTGCAGATTGCCCCACCCGCCGGTCACCCCGTATGCAAGGCCAGACCCTTGCAGGCCAGCAGAACTCGCCCAAGAGCCGGTATCCATGCAGTTCGCAGGCTCAAAAATGCGCGGGGGTGTTCCGGTCAGGGCGGTTATCCCGGATGATACGGCCGCGCGTGTGCCTGCCGCTCGCAGTAATTGGCCTTGAATCCGGGAGCGATAGGAAACGTCGCCCTCATTCGTTTGCCGATCCAGATGGGAGCCAAAGTAATCCGTGGCAATCAGATCGAGCCAATGTCCGGTAGCAGTGCGAAGCCTTGTCTGCGCGATGACGTACTGGATCGAATTGTAGAACCAGACCCAGGGCGTTGCGATACATCGCAACAGCGCCTGTAGGTTTGGACTCGTTTCGGAGAACCAGCGGTTGGGAAGCACTATCCAAAGCCGATTGACGATATCAGCCAAATCACCCGTCATTGATTGTCACCACGACCTGACCCGCCTTGATAACCGTGAATGGCGCCGGGACGATGTCGGCCATACCGCCATTCAACTGGACTGCCGTGATATTTTCGACGGCGGCCCCGGCCAGATAGGCGTTTTGTGCAATCCGAGTTATCGACGCACCGCGCCCAATGGGCAGGCTGTTGAGATAAGCACTGATATAAGTCTGAATGCTCGCGACAATGGCGGCGTTGGTTGCCGCCGATGTGACCAGAGCGGTCAGGGATACGGTGACAAGCAGCACCTGCGGAGCCGATACGGAAAATGTGGTTCCGACCGGACGGACTGAATCGACGGCGTTCGCAACGTCCGACAAAAGTGCCGAAGAGGGAAAACCCGTGCCGTCATCGACGATCACAGCGAACGAACCGATCTGTGCCACACCATTAGCCGTGGTATTTTCGGCGACCGCCACATCCAGGCCTTGGCGTACATTCGCGATCGCATTGCGCACCGCGGTCAGCGTGGCTCGGGAGAGGCTGGCGAGGTAGTTATGAAATCGTGCACGAAAAGCGGTGTCGCTTTCCGCATCGGCTCCGTTCGTGAGTGGACTTGCGTTGTTGACCTGATCGATTCCGGGAAGAGAGGCCGCTATCACGGTGATCGTGCCGCCCAAAACGTTGCCCGCTGATCCACTAGCCGCACATGCTATCGGCAAATTTGTCGAACTTACGCCAACCGGCAACAAATACCCCGATCCGGAAGATTGCCAATTGGATAGGGTTTGATCTTCGGTCACAGTGAAGCTCAAGGACCCGTCGGTGGTCTTGATAGTGGTTCCAACCGGAATGATGGCGGGCAGATTGGCAGAAAATCGGAAAAATGTAACCATGCCGGTTGACGGCGTGGCAGGCAGCCGCGTTTGTCCGAAGTCCAACATCCAGGAGTCGAGGTCTGTGCCTTGTGATGTCGATGCGCGTGTCGTCTGCAGGATCTGCAAGAGTAGCCACTGTAGCCACAGAACCACCGATGCATTGGCTTCGAATATCGCGCGAACGACCGATCCCACGGAAATATCGATCAGAGCGGTGCTGGAACTTTGAAGGGCTGCCCCCATGTCCTGAACGAGCTGTGAAAAACCTTTGAGGCTCAGATTCATGCTGTTTCGCCTGCGGTGACGTTGATGCCCACCGCCAATCCGGACGCAGGATCGGCATAGGTAATATTGGCGACCACATACCCGGCAGCCGTATCGGTCTCGGCGACACTGACCTGTGGGGGCGGATTTTTGGGAACCGCGGACTCAAGCGTCAATTGCGTGCTCACGATTGCTTCCACTTTGGCGGGATTAGCGGGAACACCGACGAATTGCGCCAGTCCGCCTCCATAGTCTAAATTCCAAATATAGCCGCCCGGGTTGGTAAGAAGGCGGCGTACGACCCGTTGAGTGACCGTATCGGCCCTGCTTGCCAGGGCAAGATCTCCTCCCGCCCCGACGACGAGGTCGGAACCCCACTCATGAAAGATATCGTTCAAGTTCATTGATCCAGAGGCGATGGCGCGCCGGTTGTCTGATTCGGAGCGACAGGGTGGGTATGCGCATTGTAATGTCCACGCAGAGCGCCGAGTGGTCCCTGGCGATCGTAAATGTCGCCCTGGACATGCAGATCGCCGGCCATTTGGATCGTGCCGTCGTTGCAGAGTTTAATGCTGCTGCCTGTTGCATGGACCAGCCAAAATTCGCCGATGGCGCCCGCCGGCGGCACTTGTTTCGCCGAAAAGCAGCGGCCGATGATGACGCCTTGTTCCATATCGCCTTCCTGAGGAACGAACAGCACCTGGTCCCCTGGCGTGGGCAGGCAAACCATTCCCCAACCATTGCCGACCCACTGGGATAACAACGGCAGCCAGCCCGATAGCACGCCGTCAGGCTGGATCAGCAATCTTGCGGTGGAGTTGCCGGGATTCACCGACGATATGGTGCCAAATTTTATCTGGCCAGCGGATTGATCCAAGGTTGCGGCATGGTTTTTTATGGCATTCGATAACCTATCCAACATGATCCCTCTTTTATCAGGTCGCGGCGGCACGAACGCTCTGAGTGGACCCGGATTTGGAATTAAAATGGCGCTCTATGCTGTCGATTCTGTATGTTGTGTCCAATACGGAGTTGGTACCTTGAAGTAATACGACCGTTCGCGGCGTGAGCGTGAGGTCCCATGGCATGTCAACGTGTAGCATCGAGGCCAGACGGTTTAATTCCGA